AGTTCTTAGGTTGGATGGTACACCTAGCTTATCACCAATGTAAGTTGCTATAGCATCTGGTTTTAGTTCTGCTACACCACCTGGTCCTAGTGAATTTGCTATTTGGAAAAATTGCATAATCTCATTTATCTCTTCTAAGTTCTGAGCTTTGGCCAATGGACTAACTGGTACTACTTTTACCTCTAGCCCATTGACTTTCAAAGGGAGCTGGATGAGGCCTTTCTCATCCATAATGAATAATACTCTTGTTATGATTGGTACCATTGTTTCAGTAATTAATCTACCAAAAGCTGCACCTAAATTTTGAGCTAGTTCTTTCATTCTTTCAACAATCTCTGTTGCAGATCTAGCTGACATATTATCTGGTGGTAAAGTATCATCTAACAAAGTCTTTTTAATATTTACTCTTAAATCATTTATTACAATTTGTGATACATTGAAATCTCCAGATCTTGGCAAAGGAGCTAGTGATGCACCTTGAGGTCCACCATTCCTTGCTACTGGTATAATTGATCCTGGAGTAATTCTAATATTAGATGGATTGATTACACCATCATCTGCTGCTGTATAAACTCCAGCACATGCTATACTAGCATTTTTAAGTAAGAGCTCTAAAGTTTTATTTAAAGTTTTTACATCTGGTAAAGCAGATACTAATGGACCTCTACCAAATACCTCACCAGGTATCTTCATGTATCTTGCAACAATCCATGGTGTAGTATCCATTCTTCTAAATACTAACTCATCTTTTGTTTTTTCATGTATGATATGATAACAATAATCTTTTCTCTCTGGATCTATAATTACAGCCTCAATTAACTCTACCATCTCTTGAGGTTTATTTTGTATTAATAATTCTAGTTGATCATTTAATTTTATATCTGGGTATTGTCTTGGCAAAGCCTCAGCTCTAACTTTGTATTTACGATAAACATTATCTACAGTTCCATGTGGTCCTTCTTCTAATGCAATAAGATACTGAGGAACTGGAGTAAACTGAATAGGATTAATATCATCTCCTGGCTGAATGAGCATAACAGCAGTACCTACGCAGAGATCTAATAAGAACTCTCCCATAGCTAGATCAAAGTTTGATTGTCTTAACAAAGTAAACATTTTATCTAAATACAGATCTAATGCTTGTTGAACCTCTGCTTTTCTATCTGCTGGTATGTCATTACCAGGTTCCAATCTGCACCACTTTTTATAGGGAGGAAATAGGCCAGATTGAATTCTGTTTGCAAATCTTTGAGTTGAATGAATAGCTGTACTGTCAAATACCATATTCATTTTATTTTGACCTGGTACAGTTCCCTCATAATATCCATCATAAAGATTTCTTTGTGGAAGAGCATAACGATAACAATCCTCGTAAATAGTTCTCCATTGTTCTTTACGAGCAAATGCTTTGTTTGATCTATCTAGTACATCTCTTGGTTTTAATTGCATTATGCAGTTCCTTTGTTTCTATTAGCAAAATTTCTAGCAGCCTCTTTACTACCAAAACCCCATTTCTTCAAAGCTAAAGCTAATCTTGTAGGCCTACCCTTATCATCTTTCATAGGTCCTTTGTTAGCAGCAAACCTCGCAGCAAAGCTAACCCTTCTAGGATTAGTTCCTTTCTTAACTGGTGATTTTAAATTACTGCCTTCGGTTCTTTTAAAAAAAGCTCTACCTCTTGCATTTAATCCACCAGATGGGTTTTGATATTTTTTAGCTACCATCTAAATAATTATTCCTCCTAAGACAAAAGAGATAATTATAGCAGCAACAAACCACTTATGTTCTTTTGCTCTTCTCTTCCATTCTCTAGGAGTATGTCCAAAAATTATCATGCCATTACCTTTTTCTTTTTGTTTCTTAACATAGCAAAGTCTTGCTTACCAATCTTGCCATCTTTGTTTGCATCTAATTTTTTTTGATTTCCTTTTAACTTAGATGCTTTTTTCATTTTCATTTTATATACCATTAGCTTACCAGTCCTTTCTTTCTTTTTGATCTTATTAAATCTTTATCAGCTTTTCTTGCACCACCCTTGCCAGTCGCAAAGGACCGAACTCTTCCAGCTGCCCAAGCATGAGCTGATACATTTTTTGAGCCAGACGAATAATAGGCCCCAAGGCCCCTGGAATAGACCTTGCTCAAAGTGCTTTTGGATATACCACTAGACTTTGAATACTTTGCTATAACATCTGCTTTACTCATCCTCTTGCCCTCTTCTTGCTTATCTCATCCATCATAGCAGCTGTTAATAAACCTTTCTTATATAATCTTCTTGTTCTCAATATCTCACTCTCTTTTGCTTTAGGGTTCTTTGCACCAGCTAAATATTTTAATGGCACTCCCTTTTTACTCTTCGGAACTTTCGGAAACTTTCTGCTCATCCTCTTGCTCCTTTGGTTTTCTAAATTTTGGATTTCTTATATAAACTTGTTCATGACTATCCATAAGATATTAATCCTTTCTTTCTGGATGATCTTTTCTTTTTTTTATTTTTATATTTTTTTTTATGATACCCTGGCATTATGCACTCCCCAACTTATCACCATCTCTTGGATTTCTTATTGGTGAATAATCTGAGCCAGTTTCTAAACCAGGTCTTGGCACAGAGGCCATTAACTGAGTTCTTTTTCTTGATCTTCTTTTTAACTTTCTAGGAGCAATTTTCTTTTCCTCTGCCTCAGTTTTTTTTGCTACCTCTACTCTTCTTTCAGTTATTGGAGAAGATGGTTGTTTCCTTATAAAAGGTTTTGTAATTGCTTTTTTAATTATTCTTGGAGCTCCTCCCATTATGTCATCATCCTTTCATCTTTCATTGGATCTCTCACACTAGCTACATCTGTAAGTGTAGTACCTACTCCTAAAGCTGGTAAATCTCTATCTTGAGAATAAAGTAATCTACCACCCTTTCGTCTAGTACGAGATCTCGCTGCTAGTTTTCTTATTTCTTTTTTTTCACTTGCCTCTGCTCTCCTATCTCTTTCATTAAGTAAATCTTCATTCCTTTTCATTTCTGGTGGAGGATTGTACTTAGGAGGTTTGAACAAGCTACCCATTATCTTTTACCTCTACAACATGGTGTATAGAAACAAATATTCATACAGAATACTAAGCAAACCCATTTTCTAAATATTTTTTTTAACATATTAAAATAACCTACTATACATTATCATGTCTTGTTTGTTGAAGGAATATTTTTTTAATACACCTTCTCTTTTAAAATATATATGTTCTATCCATTTGACACTACGAACATTGTTAGCACTTACAGTTACATGTAATCTATGTAAATTTAGCTCATCAGCTGCCAACTCCATAAATTTTTTTGCACCTTTATGAAATTTTAGTTTCCATTTCTGTATTAGTTTTCTATCTGGTATCAGCCATAACTCAGCAACTCCAGGCCATTGTGGTACAATACCAAAGCAAACAATAGGTTTACCTTTATCTAAAACTGTATATCCAAAGCCTTGCTTAGTACAAGCATCTAAATAATTTAAGTAACCTGGTATCTGATCAACATGCTGCCTATCCTCTGGATGTAGGTCCATAAGATTTAATAAATATGATTTGAATGGTAGAACTATCATGTCCTTGCCATCTGCGTTAAATATACTTTCAAGTGTTTGTAATCTCATAAGTGGCTCTATACTTTTTTGGTATAACAAATTGCTCCATCCTTTTCTCTGATATAAAAATAGTAAATTCTTTTTTTAGCTCCATCTCTCCTCTTCTCCAAACTCTTACTAACCATTTTTGTTTTATATTTTTATTATGTTTCATTTAGGGTAATCCATTAAAGGGTATTTTAAATCATTAAGTAAGTTTTCTTTTTGTTTTTTATTACCTAATATATAGATGTATCTATGTTTTGGACTTCTAAAAATTCTTTTTGTTTTATTACCTAAATGGTGTCTTGAATGTTTACCATTCTTACCAGCCATATCTGTTCTTGGTTTTGATGTTCCAGTAAAATAAAAATTAGTAGCTTGATAAACATACCCAACATGATTTTGAGCTGTATCAGCATAAGATACAACAATCTTTGGTTCTGGTAATAATTGTAAAGATCTACCTACTAATATAGAGGCCTCATTTTTTTTATTGTTTTTTAATACTAATCTACTTAATTCTATAACTAAACTTTTATTTTTTTCACCAGCTACTCCTTTGCATAATGGTGGGGATGCTGGTATTCCATAAGTTACTACTCCAACTAAGATATTATCTTCAAATAAACCAAATGAGTATTGTATTACTGATGGCATCCTTTTTGCATAATGTAATTTTAGGATAAATGGTTTTGTATCTTGGTAATTTATTTTTTTAACTTTATAAGTCATTCATCCCTATCTCTGTTAATTATATAATAAGCTATGATAGCAGCTATAGTTATAGCAGCCAGGCCAACAAAAAACATTCCAATACCATAACCTACACTCATGCAAATATATCAAACTCTGTACTGGCAACTGATTGCCTAAATTTATTATTAGTTCCTCTTGTTAATCTTTTATGCTCACCACCTCCAAGCAGTAAGTACATAAACGCATCACCTACATGCGAATGTTCATTCTTGTTTGGAGCATCCTTATATCTTTCACCACCAGATATTTGTACTCGTTTAAAATGATAGCCACCGGATAATGCCTTCCTTAATCTTTGACATCTCTTATCTACAAGTAATCCTGGTTTACCTTCTATCAATCTATTCATAGGCATAGCTCCAGCCTCTCGTCTTACTCT